ATAACTTACTTTCATCGTCTGTATCAGTAGAAACAAACCACTTTGATGTCTTATCGTTTATGTATGGCTCGTCGTGATGTTGCCATCTATAAACATGCTCGAAGTCAATCATGATTTCATCATCAGTAATCCACTCTTTTTCTGCTGTGAAATCAGTTCTATCGCAAAGTAATCTAATAGACTGTCTAACGACTTGATAAGTAGACAGAATGTCTTTTCTGACATCCTCTTGCCAGTAGCGGCATCCGCCACCAAAAAGATCGACAAGTATTTCTACTGTTGCTACATGCAGATTATTTTCTTTTTTATATTGTTTTGATAATTTCATGACTGCTCTCCAAGTTCCGGTTCCGCCGGATCGGGTTAAAAGTTTTCTCTTAACTTGTGAAATATTGTCCTCTTTTTTTATTGTTTTGTCAATACAAAACAACGTGAAACCCTTCACAATGACAACAAAAAAGACAGTTTTTGAAAAAAATTATTTTAATGCCTTGATTGTTAAATGATTTTAACTAACATGACGCGGGTTCAATTCCCGCCGCCTCCACCATTATTCCTAAGTTTCAAAGGATTTGTTGTCATTCAATGCCATTTAATTGCTCTGTTTTGCTCTGGAATGACAACATTAATGACAACAAATTTTAGAAGTGCCGTCCTTCCGGTTTACTATCCCGTTCTCGGCTCTGTGTATTTGTTTAAAAAGGTCTGATTTTTTTTATTTCTTTGTCTCTGATCTTCATAAACACTCCTTATGAGTGACACTCTTGTTTGTGATCCCATATCTCGCCTGAGCTTGAAGTGCGGAACCCACAACCGCAACGGTACTCCACATTGCCATTCATAATGACGCAAGGTTTATCTGTTTGGTATGGGTACATACCTATTTCAAACCGGCTTCTGTTCATAGCTTCTGCGCGAACAAACTCGCTTCTTGTCATGTCAGTCATCTTCCTGCTCCCATATTTTGATCGCTTTTTCTGCGGCTATTTCAGATTTAAAACAGATCGTTCCCAGAGGTCTTTCTGTTTTTAAACACACGGGTATTCTTGCGTTTTTCCCTTCTGATATGCCGTATTTTGGTTGAACGGGATTGCTCCAATCCGGTTTCCAGTCTCCGTTCAGTTCTTCTGCAAGTTTATAAAGCCGATGATATTTTCTATAAACTTTCGCGGCTTCCTCTGCCGCTTCGCGACTTTCAAAGCGAGATCCAAAATTAGTCGCCGATTCTGAAATATCGATAGTAGAGTGAACATGATCGTGACAGCTCACATGATAGCTCCCCCCTTTCGGCTGCCATTTTTCTTCATTCTTTGCGGCAATTTCTTTCAGTCTGTTCAGAGCGCTTATAGCTTGCTCTATAATATCTACGTCGATTAACATTGTGAATCTTCCTCACTCCCAGCCGTTTCAAATTTCATAATTCACCCCGCCCCAAACAAATCAACCGCACGTTGCCCAGCGTCTGGCTGTGAGTCTGGGATATACGTCGCATAAACTTGCGCTGTCATTAGCACGTTGCTGTGGCCCAGTTGTTTAGATACCCATGCTAGCGGTTCACCGGCTGATAGCATCATCGATGCGTAAGTGTGCCGGGTTTGATAGGGCCGTCGATACGTTACACCGGCTTTTTTTAATGCCGGTTGCCATAGGCTTTTTCGGATCGCTTGATCGCCGACGAAAGGCTTGTCTGTGATCGGGTTGATAAACACCTGGGCGCATTTTAAAAACGTGTGTGCTTTTTGTGCGTTCAGCGCTTCTAAAGCCGGTGGCAGTATTTTGACTTGTCGCGTGCCGGCCTTTGTTTTTGTCGTTTCCGCTTGCTTGGCATATTGCGTTTTTGCCCGTTGAACGTGGATGACGCCTTTTTCAAAATCGATGTCTGTCCATTGCAACGCCACAAGTTCTGACGTTCGAAGCCCTGTCCAGAATGCAAACTGGATTAAATTTCTGACCGGGCCGGATGTCGCGTTTAAAATTCTTTGCTGTTCGTCGGCAGTGAACGGATCAATATCTGTTTTCTTTGGTGGTTCATTGCGTTTGTAGCGCCAGCCGCTGATGACATTGTTTTCTAAAATCCCATGCTGAACGGCTTCATCTAAAGCACAGCGCAGGGGGCTAATCAGATTAGCAATCCGTTTATTGCTACAGGTTAACGATTTAACCCACTCGTAAACATGCACGCGCTTGAGTTCTGACAGCAAGTGATGTCCCAACGCCTGGTTAATCTTATGCACGCTTTTTTCATAGTCTGTAAACGTACTGACTTTTAGCGTCGGTTGTTTATTGATTAGCCATTCGTTCATATAGCGCTCAACCGTAAAGCCGCTGTCATCAAATTTAATCCGGTTTTTGCTGTTTGGAAAAGTAACTGCATAGTCAAAAGTTCCCTTGTCAATCGCATCTAAAATAGCCGCTCGATGTCGTTCTGCTTTGATTAAATTAGCGGCGGAGGGCTGCAATTTAATCCGCTCTCTACAGCGGACGTTCTTGTATGTGAACGTGATTTCAATTGTGCTGTCTGATGCCGTTTTAACGCCGCGCCCGTCTCTACCCATTGCTCGTACTCCGTTAGGCTAATTAATAAACGTCCGTCCGGCGCATGATGGCAGATCGTTCCTTCTGGCCAGATTCCTTGTCTGATTTTCTCCCGGACGGCTTTTTCAGTATAGCCCGAAAGTTCTGAGAATTTTTTAATCGTGACGTAATTGAGCATAAATCTGTTCCGGTGTCGGCAGTTGCAAAATACTCGGTTTTTGTTTGTTTCTTTTGCCGGTGATCCGCCAGACGCCTTTGTCAGTTATGTTGTATTCATATTGACGACTGTTGTTATAAGGCTGTGCGTCCAAAAAACCGGCCTTGTTTAAATCTGTGAGTGCGGTTTTTATAGTTGATTTGCTTTTATCCGTGATAAGCGTTTTTATCTCTCCGCTCGTCATCCAGCGCTCATTTTCGTAGATGATTTGTAAAATGTTGTCTTTTAATAACATGATTACGCCTGGTTTCTTTGTTCGATTTGTTCTGGTGTGGGCAGTTGCAAAATGCTTATCGGGCGATGATAAGTCTGGTTTAATGTGTCAATGCCTTTTTGTGTCAAGCAAAATTCATATGCCCTAGATTGTTGTTTGCCTTTTGTTGCAGTTTTTCTGATAAGTCCATCATCATATAAAAAGGTAACGTTTTTTCTAATCGCGCCTATCGTGTGATCTTTTATTATTTCGTAAAGCTCCCAACAGGTCATGGGCTCTGTTGTTTCTTGTAATATGGTTAAGATTTTGTCTTTTAATAACATGATGAGTCCGTGATTGTTTTAATGTCTTTAACGATGTCGGTTAAAACTTCACTAATGCTGTCATCCAAAATGGCGGACAGGCGGTTTAAGACGTCGATTTTTTGCACTGAGTTTTCGATGATCAGCGCGGGTTTGTTGATGGTGGTTTCCAGTTTTTGTAAGGCAAATTCGAGTTTCAGGTCGTTATCCAGGGCGTATGTGATGGCATCGTCTTCATCTTGTGTCATAGGTTCGGTTGGTTTTTGTTTGATGCAGTATCTGTTTTTGCCGGTTTCCGGGCATTTTGATTTAGTTAAAAGCCGGTCTTTTTCGCTGAGTGAGTAAAGCGCTTTGGAGATGGCGCTGGTGTCAAAGCCGATGACTTTGGATATGTCGGCTGATGTCATGGGTTGAGTTTTGCTTTTTAAAAACTCGTGAACGGTTTCTTTTATGTTTATGTTTATGTTTGTCATAAATTTTCAAATGTTTTAAGTTCAGATTTGATAATTTCGACTGACATAAATGATTTAAAAAACGCACCCGGCAGGGTTTTGCGATCTGCCAGAACTTTTTTAAATCTGGCAATTAGATTGCTTTTTATGTCAGCGTAGATAAACCCACGCATAACATATTTATGTTTTTTCTGACTTTTTAAATCAGTCACAATCAATAAGTTTTTTTCAATTTGATAATGAAACCCCAGCGTCTGGATGCCGGATTTTTCCGGTGATTCGGTATTAAATAAGTCGATTTGATTTACCATTGTTAAACCCATTTTTAAAAAACTGTGCTGTGCTCTGCTGGGCTTTGATGCGCTGTGCTCTGCTCGGATTTGCTGCGATCCGCTCTGCTTGGATTAGCTGCGCTTTGATTAAAATTTAATCCGATCATGCCGCTCCGGGCAAAGCTCAAGGTGCAAATCCAGCAATTGCAACCCCGTCATAAATTTCGGCTCTTTCGTTTCACCGCGAGCCAATCTATTTAGGGTTTGATCGTCGCAACCGATATCTAACGCCACCTGCGTCAGCGGTTTATGCCGACGCAGGTTTAAGCACACTTGTTGCCAGTCGATGTTCATTTGATCGTCAGGCTTTGAGTTTTTACTAATTCAACGCCTGGGCATCCGCCGGCTTTTTTAATTGCCACTTTGTCGATTTTTACGGTTTCAACAATCGTGACAAATTCTTTTGGTATTTCAAATTCGTCCACAATCTGAACAGACTCTGGGTTGTTTCTAATGCCAATTTTGAACTCGGGGCATTCAATTTTAGTAATGCCGGTCCGCTGCATATTTTTCAGCAAGTAGTCTTTTAAACTGGCTGCCTTTTTTTCTAATGCTTTGCGCCGGTCGGCTATGCGTTTTTCCGCTTCTTTCATTGCGGCAATATCTGCGTCTGAATTTAAAAAGAACGCGGCAACGGCTAAGGCTTTGTCTTTAAATTCGCCTTCCAGACTCTCAAGGGTGTCATCAATGACTTCTTCAGGCAGGTCGTCCATGTCGGACATTGCCATCAATGCCGTGTTGTGTTGTTCGGCAATCTCATAAAGTTTCATGCGGTTTCCTCAATATTAGAAAAGTCATAGTCAATAATTTTTGCCCACTTTCCTCGGGCGTCGATAAGTATTTTTGATGGGGTGTTTATTACGTCATCAAGAAAGCTTGCGCCACTATCCCCAACTACATGAATATTCCCGTCTAGATCACTTTGTAGGTCATCTATTCTGCCTCTTTGACCAAACCGATATAACCACTGCTCCGCTTTCATCCTTGCGTACCCCATCGGATGAAACACACAAACAAACTCACTAGCCACACGGATCGGAAACAACCCAGAATCATTCCAGTAGTCCACGCGCATGGTGTCAGGTTTGCCGTCTTTACCTTTGTGAACTGTGCAAGTCAGGCGGTCAACATCACGCCATTCCGGTTCGTAGTCTTTAGAAAGAATGGCATCAAGGCTGGCTTTGTCTTTAAATTTTGGCTCTGGTGGCGGAAACTCATATTCACATTCCGGGCAAACCTTAAGCGCCGCATGAACAATACTTTCACACTCAGGGCAGGTTTTTACCGGGCATTCACCGTCTTCTTTCTTGCCTTTTTCGATCACGTTGATGCGATCAATAGGGCCGTGTCTTTGAATGTTTCCGGCATAGTCCAACACCAGACAATTGATTTTGTCATCGTGTAAACGCATGCCGCGACCGACCATTTGCACAAACAGACCTGGGCTTAATGTCGGGCGTAATAAAATCAAATAATCAATATTGGGAATATCAACGCCGGTGGTTAAGCAGTTGACGTTGGCTAAACAATCCAATTCCCCATGCTTTAAAGCGTTTAATAACCGATCACGTTCTTTTTGTGGGGTTTGCCCGTGAATAACCGCACATGACTTGCCATTACTGTTCATAAAGTCGCTGACATGTTCCGCATGGGCGACCGTAACGCAAAAGATCAATCCGGTTTTGCGCTGTTCGGTTTTTTTAATCGCATCCGTCAAAGCCGCTTCTGTCACGCTATCAACCGCTTTTTCAAGGTCACCGGTAATAAACTCGCCACCGCGTTTTTTAACGTCGCTGGTGTCGATAATGAATGACGTGGCTTTAGTCGTTACTGGGCATAAATAGCCTTTTTCAAGCAGGTCGTTAACATCGATCTCAACCGCAACATCAGTAAAAAAGGCATCTGCTCCCGTGTGCAAGTAGCCAGAATCCAATCGGTAAGGTGTTGCAGTTAATCCGACTACAGGCACGTTTCCGCAAATAGCACGGAGGTCAGTTAAAAATTTCTGATACATGCCGAACCCCTTCACCGGAATCGTGTGCGCCTCGTCAACCAGAACCAAAGAAAAGTCACCTAAGTCATGGGCTTTTTTCCAGATTGATTGAATACCGCAAAACAAAACTTTGTTGTTGGTTTGCTTACGTCCCAAACTACTGGAATAAATACCTGCATCGCAAGACGGATAAGTGATGCTTAGTTTTTCGTAATTCTGGGCAATCAGTTCTTTTTGATGCGTGACTACCAGCACGCGCAGTCCCCCAAAGCGTTCCAACATGTCTTTAATAATGGCGGCAATCATGACGCTTTTACCTGATCCGGTTGGAGCGACAAGCAGCGGGTTATGTTGTTTTCCGTCGCCTTTTCTAGCCCGGAAAAAATCCCAAAGTTGTTCTTTTGCGGTATGTTGATAGTCACGGAGTTTCATAATAAACAGGATGGCTATTTAAAAAGGGACGTCATCAAATTCTTCTTCAACAGCCTTTGCCTTTGACTTTATAGCCACCGAAGCCGATGGATTAGCTGATTTTAAATACCCACTGATTGAGTTTCTAAAGACAGGATCAGCATCAGGATTAAATGAGCGTTCTTTTTCCGTTTGATATTTGTCAATTTCGACTTTAACCTTAGCGACTAACGGCTTATCGTGCAGTTTTCTGGTTTCATCCAGCTCATCTACTTTTACCGCGTCGCAGATTTGCGCCAGTTTGGTTTGTGCGATTTGCTGGGCCACAGGGCTGGTGTCATGCTGAACGCAAAGCGTGTCAAATAAAACGCGATTTTGATAATGGTCACCGATAACAACCAGCTTCAAAGTCAGGTTTGTACCCGTGCCGGATTTGTTGGGCAGGATTTCAGATTCGGTAATCATCACCTCATAATCGCCTTTAGGCAGTGGTTTAAATTCCGTTTCTGTTCTATCAACGTCAGCGGCTTTAAATGTTTTGCCACCAAATAATTCAGATAAATTGGCCATTTTTAGTTTCCTCTATGCGGTTAATTTAGTTTTCATTTCGTTTTTTGTGGATTCGCATTGTTTGCGTATTGCTGGATCGAGCGTTTGCCATACGGCCAGCAGCTCCGGCATCTTTTTACAGTTTTTAATTCGTTCGATGTGTACGCTAATCTCCTCAGGCTCTTGGGTTGGTTCGGGCTCTGGTTTATGCTCAACGGCAATGCCATTTTCTAACCAGGCTAATAAAATTGTTCCGGTGTTTGTTGTGATCGGTTTTGGGTCTTTATCGACAAACAGTCCCGTTCTATCTTTACTCGCTACAGCAAAATGACCATCATGAATAATGTCCAAAACCAGCGACAGTTCATACTCAAAGCCATCACGCTGTTCTGATTTCATGCCCAGTTTGACGACTTGTTTTTTGCCGGTGATGCTCTCTTGCATAGCCATGTCTGTTTTGCTGCGCATCGTAACAATGACATGGCAAGCCGATTGAATAATGGCATCTAAAAATGCTCGATGACGCGGGGTGATTTCGCTCCATGCTTGATAAGAGTTTCCCCTATACTTTGACCTTGTTAATTCCTCTTGCAGTTCTAAACAGCCGCCTTTCCCGCTCCATTCATGCGTGACCGAATCAATAATGACGGTTT